ACGATTGACTCGGCCATTTCAAGTGCCTTGCCACGCTTGCTGATAAGTGTTTCTGAATATTTCATTTGCGCTCCCGAAGGTTCGTGGTGGTTGGTGGAACAGTGTTGGCTGAGATTCGCTACGGCTGTTTATGCTTCGCGATTGCCACCTGGTTCTTACGAAGCAGTATGGTACTCGCGACTTCAACAATAGCCGTTTCGTTACGGCTTCGCAACTCGGCCACCGTATCTTCATAAGCAGGGAAGGTAACGATGGAAACGTCAAACAGTTTCACTTCTTTGAGTTCACGCACGGAACGGTCTTCGTTGTATGAATCCTTGATGGTCTTGAACGCGAACGACATCTGGCTCAAGTCACCGCGGCGCATAGCGGATAGTACGCGCATCGCGTCAGGGTTCGCAGGGTCAAGTTCCGCTTCCACGCGCAGGCCACGTTCATCTTCTTCAAGCGCCAGGGTTCCCGACCTGGTGCGCGCCAACGGTATGCCTTCGTGGTCAATCAGTAGGCGTACGTCAGCGCCATCCGTGAGCGTCTTGCTAAACGCGCCACGCCGCACGTACTCCGTGTACGGCATCGGTTCACTAGGGGAGTCAAACACGGCGGCGTAACCAACCAAAGTGTTTCCATCTTCTTCGGCACGTAGTTCAAGGTTCGTGTAAGCGATGGAACGCTTATCGCCTTCGCGTGTTACCCATCCAGCGTGACGCAGTTCAACTTCACGGGTTGCTGAGTTGCTTTCGTCTGGTTCGTTGAACACGACTTCGTCAGCGTCTTCGTAAGTGAACTTAGTTGTTGCCATAAGCCACCATCATAACCACAATATTAGTTCCCCGTGTTGGCATCAACGATAACCATAATCTGGCCACTTTCTAACCTACTCTTGCCGACCACCGTGAACGTCGTGTTTGAGGGCAACATCAGTTCGTGTTCAAAACCGCTTCTTCCTTTGAACGCCGCGACGGACAAGGCTTTACTACCACCAGGTACACGAATTTGTAGAAGCGTGCCGTGGTCATCTTCCTTCTTTGTTTCACTACCGAAACTTTTCGCTGTGTCCAAAGATAAAGAAGTGCTTACGATGCCCTTATCAACGTAAGTGGCACCAAGTGGCGCAGTCTTGAAACTGTCCTCAGCGCTCGCACCAATACCACGATAAACTATGACCCCGTCTTCTAGTGGTGGCGCGCCGCGTATCGCGGTGTTGATTACTTGCGCTTTGGCTTCCACTCGTTCTTGTTGTTCAGGTGATAGCGGTGGTGGCGGTGCGCCACGTAACCCCTTGTTTATGAACCCGTGGCCATTGCCAGTGTAGTTGTCAAGTTCTTCGCGCTGGGCAGGAACCAGGCCACTTCCATATTCACCCTGTTCCCCCGCTATCACGTCTTCCGCTACATCCGCGTATTCAACACTTCCAGCGATATCTTCAATATCGGGGTCAATCTCAACCTTGCTTTTGTTCGTGCCGATGGTGTTCTTGTCGCTTCCACCGTCACCACCACCGCCACCGCCTTCACCGAACTTGCCGTCATCCTCACGCGGCTGGTCAGGGTCATAACGCTTACCCGAATACTTAGGATGGCTCTTGTTAAGTAAGTCGTAATCAGTTATGTACTTGGGGTTCTTTGGCCTACCAACACGGCACAAATACAAGAAGGCGTTCACGCGCGCCATCGCCCACTGTTGCCTACCGATACCTGGCCGATGTGATGTTGAGAACGCACCAGCGCCACGGCGGTACACGGCCTTCAACGCGCCCATAGTGGTTCGTGTCCACGCTGGCCTGTCCTTCATCTTCTCGTTATGTTCATCAAGTTTGTTACGTAATCCTGTTTCTGTTTCGGCACTTATCTTGATGCCGCCTTTCTTCCCTTCCGCTGAACCAGCAGGGTTCGTGTCGCTTCCTTTGATTTGGTCTTTCTTTGGTGCTGGCGCACGTTCCTCAGCGGCATCCAGTTGCGCGACGATTCGTTCGGCGTAACCCTGGGCGCGGCGCGCTGACTCTTTACTGCTACCGCCACCCCACAACAGCATCGCCACCAGGCCAGGCGTAATCTCATCACCATCAACGGCGCTCAGGTCGCTGGTGTGGCGCGCTATCCACGGCGCGATACGCCTCCACTTATCTTCGGACAGCGCCACGCCTTCCGACATCTTCCGCGCGTCCGCAACGGTTTGCGGCTTCAAGCCATCACCACTCAATCCTTCTTCGTGTAGGCGCAGGCCACGCCTCGCGGATTGCCGCATAAATGCTGGTGCGACCAGGTTCACCATAACTATCTTTCTGGTGGTATCGCGTCAGTACCTGCTGGTGGTGTGGCCGCAGGGTTCACGAACAGGTCACCGCCTTCATACGGTTCAAGGTTCTCAGTTTGGCGTGCCTCGTTCGGTGAAAGCGTTCCTGAAAGTATTTGTGTGCGTTGCGCGTTCACCCTGGTCGTAAGGTCAGCGCGCATAAACTCATCAGCGTTGAACCTAACCTTCTGGGTAAGTGGCAACATCTCACTGATGGCGTCTTCAACGCGGCGCATCCACGGCAACAACGTGTACCGCACGAAGTTGATACCAGCCTGCTCAACGTTCTGGTACGTCTGCGAGTCTCCACCTGAACCACCAATCAAATGAAGTGGAACACGGTACACGCGCGCGATATCACGAATGATGCTCTCACGGTGTTGAATCATCTGCATATCGGAAGCGCTTGTGGTGATACTGCGCCACTTCAATCCGCCAGTGAGAACCGCTGGCCTACGCCGCTTGTAGTGGGAGTCTTCCCACGTTTGACGCATCAAATCCGCCTGGTCTGGCGTAATCTTCTGTTCAGTTTCTAACACTGATGATGGCGTAGCGCCTTCTCCGTAGAACTGCGCGAGGAACCTATCCATCGCGATACCCATACCAACGGTGTTGCGCTGAATCTCAAGTGGTGATAAGCCACGGGTGCGGCCAGGGAACAGTAGCCAGTGGATGCCACGTATCTCAGCGGTGCTGTATTTCTGCTTGTTGATTTCGTAGTAGAGCGTTCCATCAACGTCGCTCACCATATCCTTGATTTGTAACGGGTTGATGTTACGCATTTCTGGTGGTAGTTCACCCGCGCGCCTGGGCGCGTAGATGTAAGCGCAACCGTGTAACGCCAACATAAGCACGGTCTGGTGAACGAAGTCAAACATGCTTTGGTGTTCGTTGGGCTTCAAGAGAACCGATGGTGTTGGTAGGCGTTCGGTGCGGCCAGCCCGTTCACGTAGTAGTTCAAGTGGCATCGTCGCGATTGAATCAGCAAGCAACGTCACTGCGGCGGTCAGCGCACTACTGGCGAAAGCGGTGTTCTCATTTACCAACTCGCCTGAGTAGTTATTGAAGAGTGGGCGCGCCGTAATCTGGTACGGGTCAATGTTCGTTGGTAACGCGCGTTGTTCAAACTTCTTGAAGATGCTCACGCTGATAGGTATCCAATCCCGATAAGTGCCAGGCCAGCGACCACAAATCCAGCCGCTATTGACCACGATGATACACCAATCACCACCAATACTGTTCCGATTGCCTCGGAAGCGGTGGTCAATACCTCTCGGTTCACCTTGTATCGTTTCTCTTTCACCATAAGTTCATCACCATCGGTCCTTCGTCTTCTGGTTGTTGTCTGCGTGTTGCTCTATCTACCGCTATCACCATAGCGATACAAGCGTCAATCTTGCGCTTGCTCTTACCTTTGCTGAGCCGCCACCCAGCGTCAGTCATACGTTGCGCCGCTGAAAGAACCTGGTCGGTAAAGGTAGGTGAACCATCGTGCGCTATCTTCCCTTGAACAATCAGTTCATATGTTTGGCCGCAGGCTGGAATCATCCGTTGGCCAGTCTGTGGAAACTCAACCATCGGTAGGCCATCATCCACAAGCGCTTCCGCTGAACGCTGAAAGTAGGCAGGGTCAAAGGCGAACTCCATCACCTGATACGTCGCGTGTATCTCCCGTAGGTGGGCTTCCACTTCAGCGACATCAACGCCTTCTTCCTTTGGTTGCCAAATCTTAGAACGCACCACAACCTTCTCACCCTGGGGTTGCGCTATCACCACGGCGATACTGTCGTGCTTCAAAGCCATATCCACCCCTACCCAAACGGGTAGTTCTGGACTCAGTCCAAGGTCACTGACGCCACGTTCCCACGCACCAGCAGGTAGCCACGACTCCTGTGTGCGTACCCACTGGTTCAAGCGCCACCGCCTGAACGCTGACTCAGTGGTTTGCTTCGTGGCCGTATCCATATCATCGGGGTCAAGTAGGCCTTCAGATATGTTCGGGTTGGCCTTCTTCCACGCCGACTTGTTCTTGATATCGCAATCCGATGGCGCTTCCCACCACCAGAAGCCAAACGCTTCATCATCTACTTCACCAGCGGCGCACTGCTTCCCATAGTTGTACAAGCGCCCAGCCAGGGAATCCAGGTTGTACCCAGCGGTAGTGATGGCCACCACCAGCGGCTCAATACGTGCGCCTGAACCGAGCGTCATCTGGTCAA